TCAATCACCTCCCGGAATTGGCTTTTTGATGTTGTACTTGCTTGCTATGTATTCTAGAGTGTCCTTATTCGTCCTCTCACGGCTTTTAAAGTCGCACTTAAAGGCTTCATGCTCCTGTTGCTTTAAAGCTGTCTCACATGGCTTTCTCGTTGCCATCTTGTGTGCTTCTATCTTTCTCACGGTGTCTGTTGTCTCCCTTCTGCGCTTCATGATTTCTCTGGTCATTCCATCACCTCAATTTCCTCTCCTGTCAGATCCTCCAGCTTCTGTCGCATTTCTTCCACTGTCATTTTCTTTGGTTCTTTGCGCTCCCAGATGAGTTCAAGATTGTCATCATGCATGATACTGCTAATTTCTCCCATGCATTTAATCTTATATACTCTAACTATTTCCAAATCGCTTACCACACTTTTTAAGTTTTCGTTATAGTCTCCCAAATCCGCATATCCATCTTCACCAGTCAAAAAGCCGCCTATAACAATTCTTTTCCCGAAACAGTTATCATTATATTCGACTACCATCCCGTCTCTCAAATCTGCCTTTGTAAATTCTTTCTGCATGTAATCACTCCATTCCAAGATTTTGTATCCTTTGCCTATAAAGTAAGCAAACGATCCTATCATCCCGCTTCCGGAATAACATGTTTTCTCTTCATGTATTGCATATTCTGTTGCTTTTAAAAATGATTCATCGTCACACCACCGCATCCCATGCTCATGCATCTGCCTGCAGAAATCTTTTGCTTCTTCTTCGGTCTTACAGTGCACCGCAATCTTATTGTCTTTATTTTTAAATTCATCCCAGTTAAATTTTTTCATCATCCTACCTCACTATCTTTCGCACAATCCAATCTAAAAAAATCACAAATAACAGTATCGGAAACCCTCCAGCCAGAAGATAATCTGCTCCTTCTAGCTCTACTTCCTCTTCGATTCCTGTCTTTAAAGTAATCACTGTTCCAAGCCCCAGGATATAGTACAGGGCCAGAAACGCGATTGTGATTAAAATGTCCATGTTATTCCTCCTTGTCCACATACTTCTCCACAACATCTATTGCACAGGTCAATCCAAAAAGATAGCTCTCTAAGCTCTCCGCTGTTTCGCTTGCGCCATGTCGTTTCCTTTCTTCTTTCAGCGTTTCGTAGGCATCATTTTTCATGTTTTCGATTTCTTCCACGATTTTCTCTAATGCGTTCATCACTCCACCTTCTCCTATGACCAATCAACCTGTTCCATAACCATATCTCTCATATCTTCTTCGATTTCCTCATCAGTTACATCATCACCAAACTCTTCTTTAAATGTCATATTTGTTCCAGCAAAACCATAATTTGCTTCTGCTTTTACTTTGATCATTCTTCCACTCTCCTGTTCCATTTCCCTATAGCAGTCGTTTCTAAAGCACATCTTCGCGTTGCGACTCCGCATTCTTCGCAGTACACGAACGCTGATATAACTTTTTCGTCAAATCCATAATGGACTTTTAGAATCGCATCTCCGCCACAAAACGGGCATTTCTTTAATTCTCCCATGTTATTCACTCCATTTAATTTTCTGACCGCAATTCGGGCAATAAAAATGTTCATATCCTTTTTCGCAAATATATTCACTTTTGCACGTAGGGCATTTAAAGTTAATGTCACCAAGTATGTAGTCCATTATATTCGGCTTCTTTGCCGTATCTCGTTCTTTCAGCTCATGCATCTCACACATCAACTTCGCACACTGGCTATTTGCAAAATCATTAATCTTGTTGTACTGGTTCAAAATATCGCACACAAACCGTCCCATCTTGCATTCTGCGCATTTATCGTCCAGCTCTATTCTATTTAGCTGATCTGGATACTTGCACAGGTCGTCGCATATATGCTCCATCATTTCTGTAGTGATCCCGTCCATCCATGTTTCTTCTGTTTTCGCCATTAGTCATTCCTCCTACTACGCAAACCTAATTTGCTGCTCATCCTCATATATTTCTATGTTCGGCACCCTATTCCCGATTTTTAAATACGGGCAGTTTGCTTCTACCAGTTTCTGTGCCATGATTGGCACTACACTGTTTCCGATTCTAGCTACTTGTTTTGCGATCGGATATCTCCTGTATTTGTAATCCCTGTCAATAATGTAATCATCCGGAAATCCCTGCATTAATTTAAGTTCTTCCGGTTTTAACATTCTCAGGAAAATATCCTTCATGACATACTTTTCGCCTTCGATATCCAGAATCACATTTACTAGTCCGAAACGATCTTTTGTAGTAATCGTTGCAAGAGGATTTGAAAGTTCTTGTCCTCCGCCAGTTCCGTAATACTTAATTAAAAACGCAGATATCAATCCAAAATGTCCAGGTGATGTTGTGATTGTGTGTAAAGGTTCGTTGCATCCTTGTCCGATTCCACTTTTATAAAATTTTGTAATAAAAGCTGTCACCAGCCCGTACCTGTTTGACGTGTCGATTGTTTTAATTGGTTCTGTCAGTAACTGTCCTCTTGATTCTCCATTTTTTGTTTCTCCGTGATATTGAATCATAAATGCAACAGCGTCTTTATTTCTCACGATATAGGGAGATGGATTGTCTATTACATATTTTCTGATTCCATTTGCAATCCTTTTCATCGTTGCATCTGCCAACGGTCTTGGTCTATCAAATATTGTTTTTCCTAAATCAGACCAATCGATATATACCCCGCATTCCTGCCATTTCGGATCTCTGGATTTAAAATTCGTCTTTTCTGGCCACACGATGTCTTTTCCGTCTCTTCGAAATATTGCATACCAGCGCTTTCTTGTTGTTGGCGCGCCATAGTCTGCCGCAATAAGCTCCCGGCAGTCGAATATATACCCGAGACTCTTCATTGCCGTAATGAACTTCTTATAATCTTCCCCACGCCGTTCCTTAATCGGATGTCCGTTTTCATCCAGCGGTCCCCATTGCTGAATCTCTTCCACGTTTTCCATGATAATCACATCAGGGAGAATTGCTTTTGCGTGTTTGTATACCGCCCAAGGCAAAATCCGAAGCCCTTTTTCCCTCGGCTTCCCGCCTTTTGCCTTGCTGTGGCTGGTACAATCAGGACTCGCCCACATTAAAGCAACTCGCTTTCCTTTCACATATTTCTTTAAATCTACCCTGAAGATATCTTCTGTGAGATGCAATGTTTTCGGGTGGTTTGTCTTGTGCATCAAAATTGCATCCGGATCGTGATTGATTGCAATATCTACTTGTCTTCCAAGTGCCATTTCTATTCCTACGCTCGCTCCACCTCCTCCGGCGAAGCAATCTATAATCAAATTTTCCATTTTCTCAAAAGCCCGGTATACCCTTGCCCCGGCCGGAGGCTGGCTCCTTTCTATTTTTCTTTCTTCTTATCTCCCGGAACGATCAACATTCCTTTGATTCTCTCATTTCCTCTTAGATTTTCGCAGTATTCCTCCCATTCAAAGACCTGTTCCTGCGTCCATCCTTTTACTACTCTGCGTTTCCGGATCCCAGTCTCATCCATGTAGCGGACGAGAATTTCTTTGGAAAACTGCACATCATTCTGTGTATCGTGTAAGACCTTGAGGATATGATCGTCTGTGCATCTAAGTTTCACCATTTCTTCAATCTGGAATCGGTACTCATCCAAAAAATGTGCTGGTCTACTCATTTTCAACCTCTCTTTCCAACCATTCTTTCTGGGCTTTGTAAAGTCCTAGATATGTTTCACGATTACCATCATAATCCCCATGTTCTGCATCTTCTTCAATTCTAGCTAAAAGCATTTTCACTGCGGAGATTTCTGGCGTATCCGTTTCTCCTGTTATGCTATTTAACTTCTCATTGTTTGTCATTTTCCTCTCACCCTCTTCTTTCTCTTGCGCTTGGTACTGCCGTACATATATGCTGCCATGTTGCCCGGTTTGAATCCTGCAGACTGTTTTCTATGGCTGCTAAAGCTGTATTTTCCTCTGTCCATGCTTACTCCCTTTCTAAACTCCACCATGCTTTCGAGTTCTTCCCATATCCGGTTGTCTGTATCTTTATTTTTAATTCGTTTCTCGCTTTCATGATGTCTGACCGTTTGATTCCCGCTGCATCTGACTCCATGAGCAGTTTCGCTCCGTCATAGCGTCCACCTTCCATCTTGTCTTGCAGCCACTCTAAAGCTTTGTCGTTGTCGGTCTTTGACATCGTATTGACCTTGTCCTTGATCTTTTCCAATTGGATGGTGTTGGTGTTCAGCTTGTTCCAGATCTTTTCAAAATTCTCCTGCATGATTCTTCGGTTTTCTAAAATCTCATCCCGGATGACTGTAAGTGCCTGCGCTGTGGTCATACCTTTCTTTTCCGGCTCTTTTACCAGACTTCCCGGTTCAAGCCCGAGAAGTAAACACATGGTTCTTTCAAAATCTTCTGTCTGTTCCGGGTTCTTCGCCATATTGCAGACAAAAGACTTGCTTCTCCCGAGTTCCGCCGAGAATTTCTCTTTCGTCTTGCCCTGCTTTTCTAGTTCCTTGCAGAGCAAAGCGTAGTTTATCGTTACTTTCTTCGGTTCCATAATTCCTCCTTAATTTGAGTTCAATAACTGCTCTTCCAGAGAGTCCATATCGTATCCTCTGCGCTCAAAGTTGTTTAGGTTTCTGCTCACTGGCGGTTTTGATTGCTTTGCATCTTTGTTTTTATAATTCCCATCCAGAATCTTTGCCATATTTGCATCATTCATCATCCAATCAAAGGTTGCCGACCAATTCCGGTTATTTTCCCCTTTCAGAAAATCACTTTCCTCTGCAAGCTCAAACCCCCTCTTAATGTCATCAATGGAATATTTTCTTAATCTTGCTTTAATTGCTCGTTTTCTTTTTTCGGATAATCGTGTTAAGCGAGGGAATGACACGCAAGTGGCATTATACATATCAGCTATTTGCTGATAATCTACTCTATTACCTCTTATATCTCTTTCTTTATCTTTATCTTCTTCTTTATCTATATCTGAAACAGCGACGTCAGGCGTTCTTTCAGACGACTTGTCAGACGATTTTTCAATCAAAGCCCTCTGTTTGGCTCTTCTTTCCTCTTGGTACAGCCTGTCACGCTCCTTTTTTCGTTCATAAGCATCCAATGTCTGGTGCTTATTCCAGTTCGGGATCGTGATTATTCCCTCCACTATCTCAATCATTTTAAATTGCTCAAACGCATTCAAAGCCAACTTTACAGTAGATTCATTCATTCTAAAGATTGTAGCCAGCATCTTGTCTGTGTAGGGAATCTTGTCATTCATCAGGAATACGCCACCGTTATTCTTCTTCCCGGCAAGACATAACAACTTGAACCAGACTGTTATAATTGCATAAGCATCTGGCAAATCCTCTATCAGCAATATCTTTTCATCGTCAAAGATATCCGTTGCTATCTTTATCCACTTTACCTCTGCCATCACTCATCCTCCGCAATATAGACCACCACACAAGGTGTGTCCGAATATGCCTTTTCAATTTCCAGACTGGTCACCTGCTTATCATCGGTGTATGCGACTCCGTTCAGTCCATCCAGAATGATTTTTGTGATATTATCTAAGTCCGGCTTCTTATTCGGCTTTATTTCTCCTTTTAATGCTTTTTCCTTATTCTTCTTAGACCAGCTCTCTGGAATCGGAAATTTCGCTAAAATTCGAACTCTCAGAGGCATCTCTGTATAAAGAACGCCTGCGCTTTGTTTATAAATCCTCGCAACTTCCTTTTCATATTTCTTGGTTGCGGGCGGTGTGTATGTAATGACCTTAAATCCAGCTCTGCGGAATTTTGGTCTTTCTTTTCCAACGGGTTTTCCCGGAATTGTAATTATCATTCGCTCTCCTTTCTACTCCCGGAGTTACCGGGAGACAATGAATCTGGCTTACTTAAGGTATTTGTGACGTACTACACAGCAGCCATGAACGGGTTACAATTTATAGCAAAGGTTTAACCCTTACTAACATAGTGAAATTCTTGCCGGAACTGTTCTTCTGTTCCGTAGTGCTGCAAATAATACTCTTTGCAGCGTTTTCTTAAGTATCGGTCAACTTTCGATGCATTCTCCCCTGCCCTTGTTCCGTTTGGATGCAGATCCGGTCTCAATGGAGCTATGAAGCCATAATCTTCCGAAAGCTCAATTTCTTTCGATGTGTGACTAAAAATGTGATGCCTTTCCACTCCGTAAACTCCGGTGTACATGCAGTGATCCATGTCCTCTGTAAATATGCTCCACAGCTTCTTTGGTCTGCCGGATGCTCTTTGATGACCTTTTTTCTTTTTCTTTCGCCTTGGCTTTGGGAATGCCATGTCGCTGTAATCAATGCTTATAATTCAAGCCCCCACATCTCTTTCATTTTCCGAATCTCATCCGGTGTATCCGTCGGAATACCAAGGTTCTTGCACTCTTCCACTGCTCCGTCTATTAACATGCAGGCTTCGTTTGTGTCGTATTCGCTCAATCCTTTCCAGCAGCGCAAAGTGTAAACAGTAATGCGCTCATTTTCTTTGTTCACAAACTCTTCCTGACTCTGCACCTCTACAATACGGTAACAAGCTCTTGCAAGATGCACCTGATCGGACGGAAGACTTATCAAATCTGATGTTCCGTATCCTCTTAAGAGTTGCAGGTACACATCATTTTCAGTCTGTCCGTTTTTCATAGAGCTGCGAAGTTCTTTTACCAGTGTCCAAAAGTATTTCCTTTGTTGGTCTGTTTTTGATTCTTTGTGCAGAGCAATACTCACATCGACATCTTTGTCGCAAATCAACTTTATCAATGATCTGATGCCTTCCTTTACGTAATTCGGCATCTGCACTTTACTTCTGACCCACACTGTCATGCTTTACCTTCTCCATTCTTTCTGCGAAATCTTTAATTTGTCTATCAGTCACCTGTTCGATAGCGTCTAGCCTATACACCTTCATAAATTCCACTTCTGAGCATCTGTACTTTCTCAGTTCGTTTCTCACACGTTCCACCCGTTCAAACGGCGAATCATATTTCGTTCTATCCGCTTCAAAATACACGTCAGCCCCGATTCCAAGTTGCTTACAAGCTACAGAAATAGCGTCTGTTGTTGCCATTTTGTAACATTCATCGGAAACAAAAAGACCATTTCTTTCGTTTTGCGATAGCTTACTCCCCCCAGTTCCACAGATCGGTTGCGACCACTCACCATCTACCTTTATAAACAGTTCGATATCTACGAATGCAACTGTTTCACCTCCTGCCTGCTCCGTCCATTTCTTAACAGGCTTGTAAAACCAGCCAATGCCACACGGACCATATTCACTTGTAAGTACTTTGATTCTCCACATAGGGTTAATATCCGTCATTCCGTTCAATCGACCGCCTTTAATCGGCTTCTTCGCTTCTTCCGGAACAACTCTCACCCTGTTATATAAATCCAAATTTCCCATGCTTGCACCTACCGAATCTGAATATTATTGTTCTGCACCAATACAACGCCAGAGAGTTCAATTCCATCTTTCAGTGCCTTTTTCACCTTTGTTTTATCAACCTCAGGATCAGCAAATTTCAAGTATTCCTTGTCCAGTTTTGAAACATCTTGCACCTCTACACTCTCTGATTTTCGATAAGAGATGCTGACTCTTGCTGTTTTAAATTTTTCACCACACAAATAACCAGACAGGTATTCTTTTAGATTTCTTGCCTTGTTTTCACATGATTTCTGGCGGTCAGCCAGTTTATTTTTTTCTGCCTTGATTGCTTCTGCATCAGATAAGAGGTTTTTGATCCAGAGAGCAATTCCCTCTACCTTTTTGTCAAAATCCATCTGTAGCTGTGCCAGCTTTTCCGGGTCGATAATCTCGCCTGTTTCCTGATCTACACAATTTAAAATCTCTTCGTCAATCTCGTATAATGTTGCCATTCGTTATCTCCTCCATAAAATCGCAATAATTTTGATAGTGCCTTTTGCGCACCCTAAAATATCTGTCTTTTTCAGCCGCTTCTTGATCTGTTATTTCTTCCAGTTCTTCTGTATATCCGTACATATTATTTGCCCACCATATCTGCTGCTTTTTCCAGTAATACTTTTGCCAAAACGATTGCATCATCTAGTTGTTGATCTGTTCCGATACCATCGAACAAATCGTAATCTCCATCAGCAACAAATCCGTTTTCTTGCGCGCAGAGAAATATTCTGCGACCGTAGTTCGAAAATTCAATGTTTACATAAGGGTACCCATCCTTACCTTCTCCACGCTCTTGAATCTCAAGAATTAAGTCTAAAAGTTCATGTATTTTCTTTCTATCCATTGCTTATCCTCCTAAAATCTGTTAATATAGAATCGTATTTTTTCCTGAGTACCTACGGCTCCCCAGCCTTTTTGTAGGTGCTCATTTTTAATACCCAAATATCAACCACCATCCGATCAACGCCAGCACGAACCCGATCACAGATGCTGCAATCTTATGCCAGTAAGGCTTGTCCTTTTCCGGCAATTCAACAGATACGGAGCGGATATCCCAGCTGTTTAAAGTGTTTGGATGTTGAGTGGTGTCGCAGCGGTATGTTCCTTTAATGGTCACGTCTCCACCTCCTTTAGTTTTACAGATTTCTTATGTTGGATTTCCAGTTCCATTCTGTAATTTTCCAAACAGGCGATTGCGTGTAACTTTTGCTCCTCAGAATACCCACTAACCCTTTCTGTGGATTCCAGCGTTTGGATGAATTTCTCAATCTGATTGATTGTCAGCCTTTTCATAGCTTGTCCTCCCTTCTACCGCCTAGGCGGTTTTCTCTTCTGTCCTCTTTTCGAGTGTGTAATCAATTTTTACGTGTTCCTGTTCTTCGATAAGAGATATCAACACTTGTATGATTTTTTCCATATCTGGCTTCATGTCATCACCTATCTTCCTCATAGTTTCTTGCTGTCAGAGCTTTCCGGTTTAATTTTTCTGCAAATAATTCAACGTCCGGAAGATCTCTGATCTCCACCTCTTTACCGTTAATTACTACGATGTTTTTTATAGTCACTTGCACCACCTCTCTAATATGTATGACGGATGGTTTGTCCGAGATATGTTGTCCATTCAATCCTATTTACGCTTCGTTCCAAACCTATCAATTATCATGTCTGTCACATCGGTAACAAAGTCCATGTTGACATCAAGTAAATGATCAACAGCTTTTTGGATAATGCTCATAGACTCCCGTGTCACCACAAGACTTGTAACGATTGATGTTATGATTGAGCAGATGATGCTTGCTATTACAATTTCCATGTTCTCCCTCCTTATTTACTCCGCCTCCGAGTCTCTGACGATCACATGATATTTCTTCGCCTGTCCATCGCACTGCGTATATGAGATTTCTCTTGGATATCCATTGTCGGCGTACCACTGTTTTACCATGTCAATCACTTTCGGCGCATATTTTCTTACAGTCCCTTGCCATTTCCCTTTAGACTCCCATGTTTCCGTGTACATATCTTCTGATAAATCCAATCTGCGAATAATCTCATTTACAGCTTTATCTGCCGGTTTGCCAGAACTCTGAAAGTAAAGTCTTGCCTGCCTTGCGATATGTACCGTATCTACATACTGCTGATCCGCTTCAATCGTGATTGGAAGATCAACTCCTGCTTTCTCGTAAAGAGATTTTGCAGTCAGGAGCTGTATTTTACTGTTGCACCCTGCTGCTTGGAGCATCGGCGTTAAAATCTTTACTGCATTGTTGACACTGGCGAGACGCTCGTTGCGCTGTTTTGTTTTCGGCATCTCATAAGAGCCAGTTTTTCTGAGTGTCGGTAGAACTTCAGATGTTACCCAGTGTTTGAATTCCTTTGCGGATTCTAGTTTGCTGCCGAAGATGAGGGCGTATAAGCCAGATTCATTGATCCATGTCGGATATTGACTCCTTCCCATGCTATCTTTAATAGATGGGGTAGCGTTTTGCGACCCCATAATTCTGTCGCAATCTTCAATGTGAGTAGCGAGTGCGTCTTTTGTGTTTTTGTATCCGAGAGCTGTTGCCACATCTTTCCCGACAAACCACGGTTCATTGTTAATTGTCACTGTTCGGATTTTACCGAACTCTTCATTATTAAAAACTTTTAATTCGTTCATGTTACCTCCTATTATCTTGTTTTATCTCGTTTTATCTTGTTTCACCTTTCTCCCTCCTTTATAATGTAGTTATCAAAAACAAAGGAGAAAAAGTATGAATTCTGATTTTGATGAAATTTGCTTGCTATTCCCAGAAAAATTTAAGCTGTTCTGTATGAGGTTCAAGAAAACAGTTACATCAGGTTTTCTTGGCAAATCCGAAAAGCCGCTAATGAGATATAAACTAATATCAAGCAATTATTCTTTTATTGACACAACTCCATCTGATGAAGCGCCGGAAAGAACTTTTTCTCTTACAGAAAAATACTTCCGTTACTGTGCTTACCGTAGAAAGAAATTCTTTGACAGTAAGCTTTGGCCGCTTATAATTTCCATCGTTGCGTCAGTTATTACCTCGTTAATAACAACACGATTATTATGATTATCAGAATTCCTATGACGCATCTGTATATGGTGCGTCTTCGGTAAATCATTTCAAAAAATTCTTTTTCGTCATCGGAAATTTCAAACAACTCCGAAAATTTATTCCAGTTGATTTTTATCGCACCTCTTTCTTGTTGAATCTTTATTGTCATTTGTTTCCTTATCTCCTATAATTTGCTTACAGGCATCTGCCAATGCCGAGTATTTAAGAAAGGAGATCGACTATGGTACTTAAATCTTTTGACGAATTTAAAAAATCGTTAACACAAGAAGATATCGACTATATCAACGGCGTTAATGATAAGGATTATCCAACGCTTGAAACATCTCTTGGAGACCCTAATGCTTTTAACGAAATAGCCGGATTTATAGCTGGATTCAGTTTTAAAATGAACGTCCGTCTTCTTGAGTTGTATCACAAATGGCTTTCCGAACAGCTTGAGAAATAATCTTTCCATTAAGCACAATATCAGAACTGAGCTCCTTGCTTTTTTTAATAGCTTGGAGTTCTTTTTCATTAGGACATCCACAATATTGACAATATTTGTTTGAACTGTGTATTAAATTTTTGCACCGAGCGCAGCGAATAAAATTTTCGTGTTTTAATAAGTATTCGTCACGTTCTTCTTGTGTCATTGTTGTGCCATCATTCCCTTCATGGCCAATGTTACTCATCCTCTTTACCTCCTCCTACTCCAAAAAATACTCAACTGATACACCGAAGTAATCGGCTACGCAACAGATTCTAGGTAAGCCAGATCCTTCACGGTTTCCAGTCTCTTCTTACAATCCTGATAAATCTCCTTGTAATGTTTTCCAGTCAGTATTCCAGTGTCGATCACATGGAGAATGATGTTTTCCATCAGCGAAAGATTATTCAACTGCATCACTGTTGCTTCATCGCGCTTTCCAATTCCAGCCATCTTATTTGCCAGTTTTGAATAAGTCATGTAAAGCATCTCTGCGTGTGTGCTCCCCTGCCCTTTTGCGTATTCCACTAATTTCTGAATGGTGTCCGTCTCTGCTCTTCTGGTCAGTTTTCCGGCTTTTCTTGTTTCTACCCATGTCTGCGTCTGACGTTCAAGTATGAACCTTCGCATCTTATAAAATTCTGAAACAAGATTTGCTTTGAATTCCACAACTTTCTCTGTGTTCTTTAAAAGAGTGATAAGAAATGTTGCTTGCTCTTCATTTAATAGATAGTACTCTTCTGGTCTACCCCCCGTACTTTCTGCCTGATATGGGGTCGAAAGTTTCCCAAAACGCTCTATGACATTCTGATTCTTCCTAATGGATTCTTTTAATTTTCGATGAGCCACACCAGTTCCTCTGGAAATTACGAGACTATCTGTAAAAATATCATTACCTTTTAATAAGACAATTTTTTCCATTATTTTTCCTCCTTCATTAAGTATCTTTAAAAGTTACTCTTTGGCAAAAAAAATGGAAACCGGGTCTTCGATATGAAGTCTATCTATCATAATTTGTATTTCATTACTTCCAAAAACTCCGTTTTTCATTTTTTCATAAAACGTTTTTGGCGTAATCCCAATCATTCCAGCCACATCCGACTGAGTATATCCATTCTTGACAATTACGCCTCTTAACTCATTTGTTTTTATCACAATATCACCTCCGTATCTTTTCAAGTTACTCTTAGTATATCACATATTTGTAACTTGTCAAGATATTTTTTATTGATTTTATTACATTTTTGTGTTATTATTAAGTTACTTCATAAGAAAGGAGTAATTGGTATGACGGTTGGAGAAAGAATTAAAGAAATTAGAATGAAACTCGGAATGAGTCAAGTTGATTTTGCTGACAAAATAAATGTATCAAAGCAAACATTGTATAAATATGAAAACAATATTATAACCAATATACCATCAGACAAGATAGAAGCTGCTGCTGATTTGGGAAATGTTTCTCCATCTTATATAATGGGATGGGATAAAAACAAAGCTACAGCAAATCTATTTACGGGAAATGGAACAATTGAATATATTTCAAAATCAGAAAAAGCTTTATTGGAGTTATATAACTTGTTAAATGATTTCGGAAAAAAAGAAGCTTACAAACGTTTAGAGGAATTAACTCTGATTGATCGTTACTCTATGTCAAGTAACCATCTAGAAGTATTAGCAACTCATGAACGAACTGACATTAAAGTAACAGATGAAATGAGAAAACACGATAAAGACATCATGATGGATGACTCTGAATGGGAGTGATACAATGACGATTTATGAAGAACTTTTGGAAGAGGCTAATAGTAGCGGACTGATTGTCCGCGAAAAGACTCTTTCCGGTAGTAACGGATTGATCTATAAAAATAGAATTGCAATATCAAACAGGTTGAAAACATCCGCGGAAAAGGCTTGCGTTTTAGCTGAAGAAATCGGACATCACCATACTGCTGTTGGTGATATCTTCGATTTGCAAAATATTGAAAATATGAAGCAAGAACAAAAAGGAAGATTGCACGGGTATAACCGGATGATCGGATTGCGAGGCATCATATCAGCTTTTAATGCTGGATGCCAGAATAGATATGAAGTTGCAGAACATCTACATGTCACGGAAGAATATCTGCAAGAAGCCATTGACTGTTACAAAGGAAAATATGGCGAGTATATCACTGTAGATAACTATGTTATTTATTTTATTCCAAATTTAGCAGTTATGGAAATGATATAATCGCTACAGCGTTTATATAGAGTAAAGTGGTGTAAAGGTACAGAAATAGGAAACGAGGGATATTATGGCAAAGTGTAATTATTGTGGAAAAAAAGGATTCTTTTTAAAATTGAATAATTCTGGAATGTGCTCTGAATGCGAACAACTTTTCATAACAGAAGAATACTTTCAAAAAATAGTAAACCTATATAACGAAATATGTTGTGAAGTCACATTTGAAGAAGGCATATCTTTGGAAGATTTACTTTCATTATTAGACGGACGTGTATCAAAATGTAATGATTTAAAGATATTACTGAATTCTTGCAATCAATATCCGAAACTCCACGAAGTATTGTCTAAACATGCAGTGCGCGACTCTAATTCACAATATGGAAGAATTCCTGAAATAAATCTTTTTGTGTGGTTCGACTCTAATGGATTAAGAAAAACTGTTGTTTCTGATTTATTGGACTATCCAGATAGGTTAATTAGAGATATCGGATGCATGAAGAGACGATTTCGCAAAAAATTCGAATTTCAAAATATTATTGATGAAATGGAAGCTGCTCCAATTGTACCAGTACCTTCAAAGAAAATACGTTTTAAAGTATCTGACTTATTGGAAATAAAATATACTTCTATAACATCAAGATCTAGCTATGAACGTCTCGGAACTTTTACTGTCGTTGATGTAGAAACAACAGGACTGAATTGTCAAAAGAGTAAACTAATAGAAGTATCTGCCGTTTATTTTGAACACTGGAAACCTATTAAGTATTTTTCTACTCTTATAGACCCGGAAAGTTCTATACCAGAAGAGATAACGGAACTAACAGGAATAAATGACGAAACCGTTAAAGAATCCCCCACTTTTTCTTCTATAGCAATTGGACTGATGGATTTTATAGGAAACACCAATATTGTAGGGCATAATTTGGAATTTGATTTAAAATTTCTTTATCGAAATGGAATAAATTTTTTATCTCATAAAAGAAAATACTATGATACATTGAAAATAGCAAAGACCGTTTTGAAACGAGGAGATTCTTGCGATAGTGATGTATCTGATTATAAATTAACAACATTATGTGACTATTACGACATTAGGGATAACGATAGCGCACATCGATCTTTATCTGATGCATTATCAACTGGTTTACTTTTCAAAAATCTCGCTGATGAGAAAATAAATAGCTGAATTTTTTATTGACACGAGTAGTATGCTCACTATATAATAACTTATCAAGGGAAACCTTGAATCACGCCTATAGGGCATTAATACAGCATCTAAGTTATTATGTGAAGACCTCGTAGCAATACGGGGTCTTTTACGTTATTAGCAATTTTTATTTATTATAACAAACTGCAACAAAAAACCGCCCCTGCGCCAACAGAGACGGTCTACATATCCGAAGATATGCGATTGAAATCCACGAATATTGTATCATCTTCGGAAACAGCTTGCAATCCAGAACATTCGTTCATGTGCTGGCTGTTATTTTTGTACTCGTTTTTGCATAAAATTAAATAAGGAGATGATAACATGGAAACGAAATACGCTTTTGGATACGTCCGTGTATCCACTGGAAAGCAAGATGAATTATCCCCAGATTCCCAAGCGAAGTTGTTAAAAGATTACGCAAAGAGTCACGGGTATGTGGTGTCTAAGATTTTTTATGAGGTCGGGATTTCCGGAAGAAAAGCAGATAAGCGCCCGGAGTTTCAAAAGATGATTGGGCTCGCAAAAGCATCAGATCATCCGGCAGATGCTATCTTAGTATGGAAATATAGCCGATTTGCGAGAAACCAAGAAGAAAGTATCGTATACAAGTCTCTTCTCAAAAAGAAGCACAATGTGGATGTCATAAGCGTGTCAGAACCGTTGGTAGATGGCCCATTTGGCTCTCTGATAGAGCGAATCATCGAGTGGATGGACGAATATTATTCCGTTCGTCTCTCCGGAGAAGTAACCAGAGGAATGAAGGAGAAAGCAGAAAGAGGTGGATACCAAGCACGCCCACCGCTCGGGTATAAGATCGTGACGCATAAGGAACCTCCGGTAATCGTTCCGGAAGAAGCTGAAATCGTGAAACTGATTTTTGAAAAGTATGCAAATGAGAACTTAGGAATATTTGAAATTGCTAGGCTTTTAAATATGCATAATTTCAAAACCTCGCACGGGAAAGAATTTGAACGCCGATCTATCGAATATATCTTGCAGAATCCTACTTACTGCGGTATGATACGCTGGAATCGGACAATCAATGAATCCAACGAAATCCGTCCGGAAAGCGAATGGATTGTAACCGATGGGGAGCATCCTGCAATCATAAGCAAGGAATTATTTGACAAGGCGCAGGAACGATACAAGAGAGAATATAGGCCACGTGGTGCGAGACCAGTAAGCACATATAAACACTGGTTGTCTGGTGTTGTTAAGTGCCCAGCGTGCGGCAGGACAATGACTGCAAACACGATCAGGAATAACACAAGAGTGTACTCTCATTTTAGGTGCTATGGATACACAAAGGGAAAATGCATGGCGAACAACTCTATCAGTTCGATTAAGCTAGAACCTGCGGTACTGGAATCCATCAAAACTGTGCTTAATAATGGTAAAATCACATACCGTAAGATCGAAGCCAAAACCGATGACACTGTGGACTTAAAAACCATACTGGAAGACCAGATCAAAAAGATCGATGTGAAACTGCAAAGAATCAAAGAAGCCTACATGAACGGGATTGACACTATGGAAGAATACAAGGAAAATAAACAGGCTGTACAAGAAGAAAAACAACACCTTGAAAAACAACTGTCCGAAATCAAGGAAGAAAAAAGCAACAGCAAAGATGATGACGAGGACATGCTATTAAGAGTAAAAAATGTGTACGATATTCTCTCTTCTGATTCCGTTGACGTGATGACCAAAAATGAGGTACTTAGAAGTGTTGTAGAAAAAATTGTCTATGAAAAGGACAAGGACTTATTAAAGGTTTATTACTACTACATGCCGTAAACCCTTGAAAACACTGGGTTTGCGGGTGTTTGTAGGTTGTTACAAAAAGGTCATCCAGTTTGGACAACTTACCCTGTTTCCATCGCAGTACTGCGTCAAAATCGGCTGTCTCACATTCGGTCGGGACAGATAATTGGCAAAAATCTCGTCTACTACTGCCGAGATTGTATCGTAAATATTCCGCTCCGGAATCCATTTATGATCAAATGCTGTGGAAGATGTAATTGTAAAATCATACCCTTTGTTCCGGTACCATTCCGTGTAAACCCGATTCAATGTAAACGACATGATCGCCAGTACATTTGCCCGGATCGTACTGTCCGGCCAGGTTGCATAAATCTCACTGGATGCCACATTTTTGATATAATCCCGATATCTCACATAGTAATTTTTTGCCGTGGAGTCCCTCGGAGAACCATCGTGGACAACCACAAATTCCGGAATCACTACCCGACTGAGCACGATCTCTCCGGACTCTGTGACCGGCTTGATTTCATCCTCCGCAATTTTCGCCGGATATTCCCCGTAGAGCGTATGTGCAGGAATCACGAACACTTCTCCCGGCTCTTCCTGTGTAACCTGAGGACGCATGGAAATATTTTGAATCGCCGTCACATCTGCCAGAATCTCCGCTCCTGAAATACTGACCGGCTCAAACCCTTCCGCCTCTATATTTAATGTATATTCGGAATACGGCTGACGATCCGACTCCTGATTCAGGCTGTATTCAATCGGCGGTGCCGCCAGTTCGATTTCTTCTGTTTGCCCGGATGAATCTGTCTGCAGCTTTTCCAGAATATTTTCCGGAACTCCGGTATAAGAAATGGAAATGGTCGCATCCGCAACCGGGTAAGAAGTGATTTCTGATGTAACGGCAATCCGGAGTTTTCCTTTATCTACTCCCAGATTGCCATTGCCTGTCTGTGTTGCCTTCACGTTATTCAT